CTCTTGAAGGGTGTTCCCCCCGATGGAATCCGCATATAGGTTCCCCGGCTCAAATCGCCACAGGGCCTTGAACGTAGCCGCTGAAAAATCGTTTCCGCTTGCTGCCGCGGCTGCGGCTGCGGCCATCAATATTTTTTTGCCGCCTATCACGATATGCCCTCGCCAGACTGAAATCCGTCAATGCTTGTCCCGTTATTTTCTGTGGCAAACACAAGGCGCGTCCGACCTGTTAAATCCGGGGCAGTTCCGTTCGGCCAAATCACAGCCGCAGGCCAGGTTACAGTATGCTGATCCCCGTCTATCATTATAATCTCTGCCTTGCATGATTCTGTAGCTGAGGGCCAGTTTGTAAATTGTATTGTTACATCTCCTGCTATCGTTATTGTATGAACACCACCAAGAGACATATCAATCGAAACTGGCGAATCTCCCGCGTCAACAGACCCTATTTCGTTTACAGTTTCAGCGAATTTTAATATATTTAAAAGTTCAGACAATAAATTTTCAATAGAAATTCTTTTTGTTGTACCGGCCCCTGTATCAACAACAACAACCTCGTCGTCGATAGCCGGTGCTTCGTCAAGTTCTGTAAGTTCAGTTATTTTTTTAAGCGTAATATCAGACATTGTTTTACCATAACCTTAGTCCGTATCCATCTTCTGTTGCTATTGCATACGAAACAACTTCCTCATCTCCAAGTATTTTTTCTCCTGAATCGTCCAATAAGGCATCTTGGTCGTCATCCAGGAGATAGCTTTCGTTTTCCGTGGCTAACGCAAAAATTGGGGCTTCCCAAGAAAATTTATCGGCCCATTCCTCGCCTTCGTTAAAACTGAAGACAATATTTCTGTCAGCATCCAAGCCTATCTTCCAGGTCCCCATCGCGTCCGGGTCCCCCAGATATAAATCCCCAGCCGCAAGCCCGGCGAAAGTGGGCGTGGCGTCTTCGTCAATGTCTTGGGGGGTCCCAATGGTAGCCGTGCCGTCTCCGTCATCAGTTATTTCAATTTGGCCATCCGTCCCAGAAATCCACGAAGAAGCGTCTGTGCTGGCAAGCTCCTTACTCGTTCCCGCGGCTACCAGCTTTGAGGCGTCCAGGCCAGAGACGGTAAGCCCGGCAAACTCTGGAGAGGAGCCCGTGGCAATATTTTGCGGCGTCGAGAGTGTCGCCGTTCCATCGCCGTCGTCTGTTACGGTTATCTGATCCGTCGTGCCGTCAAGCCATGAAGAAAGGTCTGTGCTGGAAACCTGCTTGCTCCCGTCAGACGCCATAAGCCTTGTGGCCGTCAAGCCATACAAATAAAAGTCAAGAAGATGATATTTCCCGGCGACTCCAAGCCAGCGTGTGTCGCCCCCATCGCCCGTGGAAAGAACGAAAGTGTTGTCATCAGAATAGGCTGCACCAGACGGCTCATAACGATATAGGGTTTCTGTGGCCACGACATAGAGTAATGCCCCGGCTGTAGCTGAAATTACTTCGGCAGTGGCTACGTCTTCAGCCAAAACCGGCTGTGCCGGACAGACGAACATAGTGTTCGCGCTGATTGCGTAGCCCATGATTTTCGTAAATCCAGATGAAGGAACAGTCTGCGTCAGCCCTCCGGATGTGGACAGAAAAATCCATTTCTGAGCAGTCCAGGACCAGGATGAATTTTGCATGATTCCAAGAACCAAAACATCGCCCTTGCTCGCGGCCGCGGCAGAAGCGTTGAGGATTCCGAGCGTTGCGATGGCATGAGCGGCCGTGGTGTTCCCCGCAAGCTCAAGATGCCCAGAGCCGTTTGTGGCGACAACCGCATACCGTGGGAGATCAACACTCGCATAAAGGTCATCAACAATTACCTGAGAAACGCCTCCAGAAGCCGCCGCGCTGGCAATACCTGAAGAGGAAAGCAGCCCGTAAGCTTGGAGGTCTTTATACCGAACAAATCTTTCCCCTGTGGCGCGAAGCCTGCCTTCGCGCAAATCATGGGTGTCCTTCATTGCGCCAAGAATTTGACGCAGAACAGGGTCCTTGAGCGCGTTCGGGTCAGGGATTTGGTTCAGCTTTATATCACGGGTCATTGCTCTTCCTCAACTTCGGGGACCCTGACGGTCTTGCGTCCAATTTCGTGCGGCTGGGTAGCGAGATCAACCTGCTTGATGTTCACATTTCCAATGAGCACGATTTTATGAATCCTGGCTCTTCTCCCGGAAGTCAGGCGAAAAGGCTTCTCGCTGTAAATCTCGCGTTCGGTTAAAAGCTCTCCGTCGCCGTAATGGTAAAAAGTCAAAGAGTTGCTGCCCGTATATTCAATGTCCGGGGGGACATCCTCCAAGGCGTCCCCATCAACATCGTACACGCCAAGTTCCGCATCCCCAATCGCGCCCAAAACCTCGTTGGCTGCGATCTTAGCTTCGTTCCTGTTGATAATGGCTTGTCTGTTGGCCTTGTAAGCCCAATATTCTTCAAGGTCTCCAAAGTAGGCCAGCACCCTCGCCCAGGCGAAACTGGACTGTCTGGGGACAAAAAAGTCCTTAGACTCCCACGTATAAGTGTCGAGTTTGTTGAGGTCTGTGCCCTCAAACTCAAAAACATAGTTTGTATCGGCCATCGCCTATTGCCCGGATGTTTTATACCAAATCGTTCTGTTGCCGGTCCCATCTGGAACGTCTCCAAAATATATCGAATACATCGTGGCGTTAATTGCCAGGTTTGATGTGGCGTTATCTGTGGCGTTTACGTTATATTTATAAACAGATTCGATACGATTGGCAGTTCCAAAATAATTGCCATAGCCAAGATCAAGTGTGTCGGCTGCCGCCGCACCATCAGCCTGAACCTCAACAGACGCAATATGAGCAAACGGGATTGACCCGTTATATTCCCCAGGGGTAGTCTGGTTAAAATACTCGGTTGTCGAAGAGTTGCCCCACGATCCTGTGCCATTTACACAAATAGTTACATTACCAAGAGAACTATCGGCATCGGTAATTGTAAACACAACATTCCGCGGATAATCTGGTTGCGTCAGGTTTCCCATCGACCCGTTGGTAGTAAACGGATATTGACTAGCCTTCCCAGAAGTGGATCGAGCTTCAATATTTGACCATGACTCTTGAAAATTGAGATACCTCATCAGATACCCAACGGTAATGGACCTGGACCTGGACCCAGCCGCGTCCGTCATGTTCAGGTAATAAAGCATATCATTCTGGCCGGGGGTCCCGTTGTGCGTGGGGTAGGTATCCACGGCCGCACCAAATGCCCACGCGGACAAACCCAAGACCAAAATTGCCGTCATGGCGAAACAAAGAATCTTGCGCATCGTTTTTCTCCCGATTATCCGTCCAAAAGTTCTTCCCCCGCGTCATCAAGCAGGGCCTCGCCTTCATCATCAAGCAGGGCTTCCGGCTCGATTCTGCCCACTGCATACAATTTCCCGCTCTCCACATCAACCGTGGAAGCCGAATAAAAAAAATCCAGCATCGTAAGTTCAGGCGGATTTTTCATGTAATCCAAGACAAAGCCCCCGCCTGTCGGGTATCCACCTTCCGAGCCTGACTCAAAAAAGCCAAGATACTTGTTCCCGTAAATGTGCCCCCGAATTGTGCTTGGATAAAAATTTTCTTGCCAGTCATACTTGTCAATAATGGTTCTCGTTATTATCTCCCCGTCGCCGCCCGTGGTTCTGTATATCCCGTCAGGCGTTGCCCACATGACCCCTGAATTGCCGTAAACAAGACTTCGCTTGGAAGAGCACGGGGCAGGGTCAGTCAGCTTGGTCTGGCTGTACGTGGCCGGGTCCTGGCCGACAAGAATGTAAGGGTATGCCTCTGTGGCGACCACAATGGTCTGGCCGACGTATCCGAGGGCGACAATGGGGAACGGCAAGGTCAAGTTATAATCAGTGGGCCATGCGTAAACATAATAGGGCTCTGAGAAGTAGAGGTCTTTTCCCACAAAGCCCCCGAACACTCCGTTCGGAAGCGAGATAAGCCCGATCAGGTTGTCGTCTGGAGGCAGGAAGTCGGCCGTAACCTGAATTTCTCCCAAGTCAATGTCTTCTGTGGAGTCATCATAAGAAGCCGTGTCGATGTCGATTTCGTCCACATATTGATAGTCGGCCCCATCCTCGCCGCTCAGGACGCGATAAATTCTGATCGCGGTCAGGTTGTAATCCGCATCTGGCGAAGATTCAAAGCTGGAAAGCGTCATCGTCTGGCCGCTCATGCAATCCGTGGGGTCCGTGGCCGGAGAGAATGGCCCCTCCTCTCCAAACCCGTTGACGAAGGAATATTTCCAGGCCGTGTATCTATTATCGCCTGAACCGCCAGCCCCAGGCGTTACCGTGGGGGCTGTGGTGGGGGCGGGGACGCCGAGCTTGTAAGAGGTTCGGGGGTAGCCGCCCGCTCCAGCCACAGCAAGCGTTTCATTCGTGACGCGGGGACCACCCGTTGTGCCCGTGAAGTATGTACGATTCGTGGTGTCCCCGGACACAGGCCCCTTGACTACGTCCACGCTGGCATCCCAGGCAAACCAAATAGTCGACGAGAATTTATAGATAGTCCTGAGCACCCCCGCTTGCTCAAGCGCAATGACCTTGAGGCGGTTGTCCCAGGCCTGGAGCTCCCCGCCTCTAAGACGTGCGTTGATAGCAACCTGCGCCATGTTGTCCGGGAGGTTGTGCGTTCCCAGGAGTGGCGCGATGCCGGAGAAATTACGGAGTCGGATGTGCATTTACCTTTCCATTATACACAATATCGTGGACGATGCGCGAATATAAATATAATTTGCGTCTAGGCACATTGATTTAATATCAGAAAAAGATGCGTTTGTTGCAGTCTTTCTTTCTATTGGGTATGGGGCCAAGGGGCTGTTAAGCCCATATCTGTCAACCGTTATTGTTGTTCCACTGCTATAAACAATATATAGTTCTTCTGTGTCGTTGTCTATTGCTATACATCTTATGTTTGAATAATTATCGGCGGAGCCCCAAAAATACCCAACGTATTCTGCCTCAACGTCGCTTTCCATGTTAAATATGTGATATGCCCCTACTCCATAAATAGAGCCTGGGACATAATATGCGTTCCCGTGTGCAAAACAATACGGCGCTCTATATGTTTGTGGGTAGTCAACATTAAGACCTTCTGCGCTAAAGTCGGTTTGATGCACTAGGGACATATCTGATATTTTGAATTTACTTATATATTCTTCGCCAGTATAAGATAAAAATATGTGTGTTCCGTCGCTGTTTATCGCTGGGTTGTTTGCTGTGTACCCGAAGGGGTCTCCGCTTGTATATGCTCTTGGGACAGTCATGGTTGTTCCGTCCCATTGGCCTTCATAAATATATCCGGTCGAAAATGCCCCTGTGGCGGCATGGGCAAAATAAGCCTTGTTCCCGCGAGAACACATTCCGTAGGCGTACCTTGGTGGAGCCTTAACAGCAAAATATGTAGATGTAGTGTCTTTGTCTGTAAAAGATTGTCCGGGGACAGCATGATTCCCATTATATCCGCCCCACCAAAAAAAATTTCTCCCAAGAGCGTCCCTAATAGGCCCGGCCTGACTACCAACATCAGCGAACGAACCTTCCGTTATTGTGTGTCTGTCTTCAGATAATAACCACAATACACCTTTTTGTTGAGTTGGGACAGTGCCCCCATTTGTGCAAAGAATATTTCCAATTATATCCATCCCCCCATAATTACCACAATGGAAAGTAAGTTTGTCATAAAATCCATCATAGGTCGGCCAATTTGGCCCAATAAATTTCCACACCGTAGTAGAGACAGCAACCCAAAAAACGCCCCCGCTTGTATCTTTAAGCTTTTCCCCAACATACAAAGGCGTCACCACGCCATTCGGATTGCCAGAATATTCCCTGACATATTTTTGCTCAAAACTGCTGTACAGCCCCATTGTGGCTCGAAGCTCAACCACGGCCCCCGCGCTAAATGCCACAGCCGTCGTTCCCTGCTGGCCGCGGGAAACGGTCAGGTTCGCCCCGGACCTGGACGTGCACTCAAAAATCTCGATGTTCTCCGCATCCCGGATGGTTCCAAAAAAGGAGTCGGAACCCGTGGGAGAAGGGAAAAGGCTGGCATCGTCACTATCAATCGGGATAGTGGCAGCCGAGCTTGATACAGCGGAGGCCAGACGTGAACTGGCCTTATTTTCAACCAAATAGGCCAAGGCGGGGCCTCCTGTTGAGGTTACGAAGTCATCGCTTTCCAGTCAGAAGAAGTCGTGCCCGTGGCGATGTAAAAAGTCTCGTTCGTGGTATCCAGGCACTCCTCGCCAATATAGTTCGGCGTTACGTTGCCGGTCGGGTCTCCGGCATAAGTCTGATGCGATGCCTTCTGAATAAAATTTTCAAGTATGCCAGCCGTGATCCTGAGCCGCACCTTGTCTCCCAAAGAAAAGGCCCTGGCCGTCGTTCCTTCCTGGGCTCGCTCAACCGTGAATGAGTCAGACCCGGACACGCGCACTGTGCATTTCACAAGTTCGTAAACGCTCCGGTCGTCCTTGTCGATGAGGTAAAGCATGAAAGATTCATCAGTGGAGCCGTCCAGGTCGGGGAAAAGGTCGCCATCTCCACTCTCCACGCTGAACGTAGTGGCGGACGCGCCAATACCCGCGAGAAGTGTGGAAAAGGCGTTGTTCGTAAAAGTGTACAGGTCGGCCATTTGCTTCCCCTACCAGTCCCTCGGCTGCGCCCTCAGTCCGGTCGTAACATGCCCGCGCTGAACTTCGGCCAGGATCGAAGCGACTTCTTTCCGATAGTTGATGTTTTCTTCTTTGGCAGCTATGTCGTTATACCAGGGCTGACCGTTCTGATTGAAAATCCTGGCCAAAACCCCGGCGATGACAGCATCCCTGTGGTTGTCGTAGAAAAAATCTTCAACCGTGGTGGCGTCCAGGCTCGGCTTCAAGACGGCATAAATGTCAAGCCCCTCGCTTGTGTCCTCGCTCGGCGTCGGGTACAGACGAACCGTACTTGGGTAAATGATGAAAAACGAAGAGGGCGTTGAGCTTGACCTGCTTTGCCATTCTACGCCGGTTGCATCCAGGAGCTTTTTCGTTGTTGCCCCTATCGGCACGTCATTAAAATAAGCCGTGTCCACGGGGTTGCCCTTCACAAAATCAGCCCCGGATGGAGCCGTAAGCGCATATTCGGCCGTATCCGCAACAACATCTATGGCATCCAGGTCATCTTTCCAAATGTTCGTGCGCTCGCAAATATCCCGAAGCACATTCAAGGTTTCCCGCTGAAGAATAGACGAAGGGCATCCGGGAACGCGGCTCCTGACCTCATCGTAAAATTCAGTAAGCGCGGTGGCCATCCCTTATTTCCCCCCTGGAGGAGCTATCCCAAGAGCTTGCAGGTACATATTCATAAACATCCCAGCCCTTGCCGCCGTGGGGTTTACATCGGCATCCTTGGAAAAAGCCATTTGGAGCATGTAATATTTTAAGGCCGTGGCGTAAGCCTCTTCAATCTCAATGGCGTCATTCGTGTCCTCCATCGTTGACGGGACCTTGGAAAGCTGGAGCTTAACATACGTCCCGCCTGTAGCCACGGGCGGATACGTGAAAAAATCCCGCAAGGTTTCCGAAGGAACGACGTGAGAGACTTCGGCGCTGGCCGTGGCGGTCAACCACGCGGAATCCATGCCCGAAAGAGCCTGAAGCGTAGTGGTGGTTATCGGCGCTCCATAAGTCGAGCCCCCCGTGCCCATGTTGCAAACCGGCCCAAGGATTCGATAATACGCCGCTGAAAGCTGTTGCTGTGGTCCCGCGACCAACTGCACATTCACGATCCTGGCGTTGGCGAGCGGGACCTTCACAACAATGTCGCGTTGTCCATCATTAAGCCACTCCAAAAGCTCGGCCCTGGACCACCTTTTGTCGTAGTCTTCGCCGTATTCGTCATTTAAGACGTACTCAACCTTTTGGATAAGCTCGATGCCTGTGGTAACGCCCACTTATTTCCCCTCGATACGGATTCGTTCCTCTTCGCGCAACCTGTCCTCTTCCTCACGAATTTTATCAACCATTTCGAGATTTTTCATGCCCTTGTCAAAACTCAAGCCCAGGTGCTTCGCGTAGGCATGAAGTTCGGCCTTGTTGTAGTGGGCCACGTTGCTCTTCCCCACCGGATGCGTCCACCCCTTTGTTTCGCCGGCATCGGGCGGCACGGTATCCGCGGCCGGAACCGTGTCCTGTCCGGCATCGGGCTGAACCGTATCCGGCTCGCTCATATCCACGGCTGGCCCGGAATCAGAAACCACCACCGGCGTAATGGGTTCAGGGGCCGGGACTTTGGCACGAATAAGGTCTTCCTCGTTAAGATTGAGCATGGCCATCGCCATCTCGCGGGTGAACCCGGAAGGAATGTCCACCGTGTTTAAGGGCTTGCCGTCTTTGTCGCACTCAATCATCTCTGCGCGTTTAGCCAAAACCGGATTCCAGGGATGAATCCTTTTGTAATCTGGCCGCGTATCATACAACCATCTTCCCATCAGAACTTCCTCCTGTTAAATAGCCGGGGCACGGATTAACTCCGCGCCCCCGCCGTGGTTACATATCGTTTTCATCCATTGCCATGTAGAACTCACCGAAAACCCAAACGACGCCGGAAGTCATCGTGGCGTCCGCGTTCAGATAAAGCAGCGTGTCCGCGGTGTAGAAATAATCCGCCATCGGATTGGTGTCCGGGTAGTCCTGGGTCTCAGCCGTGGCGAGGCTGGCGTTACTGAGAAAGGTGGTCGTCCCGTCCGACAGGTCCACCTGCCCTCCGGAAATGGCCTCTGGCGTATACAGACCAAGAGAGGTCAGCATTGCGCCCTTGGGAATCGTGATGACCCCGATATGGTCAGTGCTCACAACCCCCGTTGTGTGGGCCACCCCCGCAGAAGTGCGAAGAGCGGCAAAATCGACCTTCACGCGGAAGGTACATCTCTTGTCCACTGAATATGCCGGAGCGGGCTTGGAAGCGCTTCCGGCTTGTTCCGAATAGTACGTTGACATAATCTTGTCCTCATCGGTTATGGGGAGGGACTAAGCCCTCCCCGTTTTTGTTCAATGCCGAAATCTCTACTTGGTCGCGTAGAGCATCCCCATCGCAGCCGGATACGTCACCTTGAAGCCATAGACGTTCAGGCCGCGCAGAATCTCGCCAAAAGTGGTTTCAGACCGAAGCCGTTCCACTTTCGTGATCTGACTTGCGAACGTCCATGCGTTCGGATGTCCGAATAAGCAACGAGTCGCAGTGTCGGCGGTGTAGGTGCTCAGAAGGTTGCTGCGATAAAGCTCGAACCTGTCGATCATGCCGAGCCGACCGTTCCTCATCATCGAAGTGCCGTCACCGGAAAGCGTGGCGTCTTTGAGGTCGGACTTCTTAATCATGCCGCACATCCAGGCGGGCATGACAAACCACCGGCCATCCTCCGGCACGTTCTGCTCGTCCAGGACGGTCCCGCAGTCCACGATGTAGTCCAGGATATTCACCTTGGAAACCGTCACGGGCGAGCCCGTGGCCCCCAGGGAGATGTCTCCGGACTTCCTACCCGCGGAGTTTCCGGTATTGCTGGCGTGAACATCGGCGTAGATGCTGGCGAAGGCATCGGTATCAATCGCAATCTTCATCTGCTCCGAAGCGTCACTGGACCACTTATTAACAAAGCCCTTCATCGACTGAGCCTTGTCAACATCGTCCAAAACCACGTCCCAATACTTGCCCTGGTCAATAAGCAGTTCCGTGGGATCAGCTTCCGGACGCTCATGCTGAAGGGTCTGGCCCTTGGTGTAGTCACGAATCGTGACGCTGGGAATGTTGTTAATAATAACCTTGTCGCCCTGGTCCTTGATCTCTCCTTCCCAATTTTGATTAGAGATGGCGCGGGCGCACGAGGCGTCATAGAACTTGAAGTTCAGCTTGTCGGACCAAATGGTCGGGATAAAATTTCCCGAATAATCCGGATGGCCCGCCGCGATTGGGTAATAAGCCATGATTTCTTCTCCCCTTCGTCAAAAGGGGCTTATTATTTGCCGACGTACCGGCCTTCGCCCCTTGACGAATACATATCTTTTTCAAGCCAAGCCTTTTCGCCAGGAGACAGCTTTTTGCCTTCAAAAGTGGGAGACGCGCCTTCGCAATAAGCGATAAACGCCTTCACTCTGGGGGCGTCCCATTTTTCGGGAGGACGCTTTGCCCCTGACTTTTGAGGCGCACGGCCAGCCTTGGGCACAACCTGCGCTTCTTTTGGCTGTGGCTTAAACACTTTGCCTTTGCCTATCGAATCGCCTAAAGAGGTTTTTCCTTCTTTGTATTCAAGAAAGATTTGGGCCAAGCCTTTCAGGTTTTGACTTCCAAGATGTTCTTTGAGAAAGTCATTTCTGGGCCGCCCAGTTCCAGGAGCGAACTCCAGCAGGTATTTCCTAAAATCATCACTGGCATCAATCTCTTCCCAGTCAGGGACGATCC